GTGCGCTTCGCCGGGTTTTTCGCGGACGGGGGGTGTCCCGCCGTGGGTGACACCCCCCGCATGCCTACCCGGCTCGGCACCGCCGGTCGTGCCCTGTGGAAGTCGATCGTCCCCGCCTACACGCTGCGCCCCGACGAGGTGCGGCTGCTTACCGATGCCTGCCGTGAGTCTGACATCGTCCAGCGCCTGGAGGACGAGCTGGCCGATGCTCCCCTGATGGTGACCGGTTCCCAGGGGCAGCTCGTCGCATCCCCGCTCGTTTCAGAGCTGCGCCAGCACCGGGCGGTTCTGGCCGGCCTGCTGAAGGCGCTCAAGCTCCCCGACACCCCCGCCGATGCACACCAGAAGAGCGCGCACATCTCCGACCAGGCGCGGGCTGCGGCACGCGCCCGCTGGTCCAAGCGGGGCACCGCATGACGGTTCACCTGCTTGTCGACGGCGAGTACATCCCGCTGTCCGATGATGGCTTGCCGATGGGGATGCCTTCGGACTACGGGGTGCCGACACTCGGGTGGGGCGTACTCGCCTGGGCCGAAGCATTCCTTGCGCAGCCTGACGGCCACGCTGCGGGCGAGCCATGGCAGTGGACGGACACGCAGGCCCGCCTCGTCGCGTGGTGGTACGCGGTAGATCGGCGCGGCCGATGGCTGTTCCGCCGCGGGCAGGTGGTCTTGCCGAAAGGGTCGGGGAAGTCGCCGTTGGCGGCGGCCCTGTCCTGCTGCGCGCTCAGCGCCGACGTGGTGTTCGACGGATTCGACGCCCAGGGGGAGGCCGTCGGTCGACCACACCCGTCGCCGCATATCCAGCTCGCCGCCGTCTCCCAGGACCAGACCGACAACACCATGAGCCTGGTGTTGGCGATGCTGCGCGAGGGGCCGGCGGCGGACGCGATCCCCGGCCTCGATGTGGGGCTGACGCGGGTACGGACCCGCACCGGTCGTCTTGAGCCGGTGACCGCATCGGCTCCGTCAAGGGAGGGGCAGCGGCTGACTGACGCGATCCTCGACGAGCCGCACCTGTGGGTCACCTCCAACGGAGGGATTCGGTTGGCGGCAACGCTGCGCCGCAACTTGGGCAAGATGGGCGGCCGGTCGCTGGAGACCACGAACGCGTGGACCCCCGGCGAGGAGTCCGTGGCCGAGCAGACCGCCGCCTACGCCGACAAGATCGCCGAAGGGTCGGCGGTTGACGTCGGCCTGATGCGCTACCACCCCCAAGCCCATGTGAAGAACCTCGGCGATCCCACCGAGCTACGCGCCGGGCTCGCCGACCTGTATGCCGACGCGCCGTGGGTGGACGTCGACCGGGTGATGGCCGAGGTCTACGACCTGGGCACCCACCCGGCCGACGCTCGCCGGTTCTACCTCAACCAGGTGGTGACCGCCGAAGACGGCCTAGTCGCGCCGGTGGACTGGGACGCCTGCCGGATCGATGAGCGCTTGGCCGAGGGCGACCGGATCGTGCTCGGTTTTGACGGGTCCATCCGCGAGGACGCCACGGTGCTCATCGCCTGCCGCATCTCCGACCGCCTGTTCGTGCCGCTGGGTATCTGGGAGCGGCCGGACGGCCCCGCTGGCGATGGGTGGGAAGTCGATCGGGAAGCGGTCGACGAGGCGGTGCACACGGCGTTCACGCGCTATGAGGTTCTCGCGTTCTTCGCCGACGTCGAGCATTGGGAGTCCTACATTGACGGCTGGACTCGCACCTACCGCGAGCGGCTGCTGGTGAAGGCGTCGGTGCGGGAGCCAATCGCCTGGGACATGCGGGGGAGGTTGCAGCAGTCCACACTCGCCAACGAGCGCCTCGTCGCGGCTGTCGCCGATGGCAAGGTGCGTCACACCGGGGATCCCCGCCTGCGCCGCCAGGTGCTCAACGCCCGCCGCCGACCGAACCGGTACGGCGTCTCGTTCGGCAAAGACCGCCGCGGATCGAAGAACAAGGTCGACGCGTGGGCCGGTTGTCTGCTTGCCGACATGGCCCGCCACGAACTCGAAGCGTCCGGGCGCGCCCGGCCCGTGGACCGGAAGGTGGTGGTCTTCCGGTGAGCGACGCCGACCTCGTCCAGCATCTGGGCGAAAAGATGACCGAGGACACGAGCCAGCAGGCGCGCCTCGATGCCTACTACGACGGGGCATTGCGCTTGGAGGCAATGGGGCTCGCCCTACCACCGGAAATGCGCAAACTCACCACCGTGGTCAACTGGCCTCGCCTCGTCGTCGACTCGCTCGAAGAGAGGCTCGACGTCGAGGGGTTCCGCTTAGGCGGCGCCGTCACTGCCGACGAAGAACTGTGGGGCTGGTGGCAGGCCAACAACCTCGATGAGGAGTCCGGGCTGGCGCACCTGGAGGCCCTGGTCCAGGGTCGCGCCTACATCGCCGTCGGCGCGCCCGAGAACGCCGGTGCGGCTCCGGTGATCACGGTCGAGTCGGCCCGGTCCATGTACGCCCAGATCGACCCGCGCACCCGCCGAGTCACCCGGGCATTGCGGCTCTACGACACCCGCGATGGGCAGGCCCACGCCGCGACCCTGTACCTACCGCAGCGCACGGGGCACTTCCGCCTTGATTGCGGCCGGTGGCGCTCCAATCCCGACCTTCCAACCGACGAACACAACCTCGGTGTGGTGCCGGTAGTACCCATTACCAACCGGTCCCGCCTCTCCGATCGCAGGGGCCGGTCGGAGATGGCCGATGTCATCCCGATCACCGACGCTGCGTGCCGTTCCCTGACGAACCTTCAGGGCGCCCAGGAGTTGCTGGCCGTACCGCAGAACATCTTCTTCGGCGTGGAGAAGGACGACTTCGTCGATCAGAATGGCAAGGCTCTGACGACTTGGGAGGCCTACCTCGGCCGCATGAAGGCGTTGGCCAACCAAGACGCTAAGGCCGTTCAGTTGCCGGGCGCCGATCTGAGGAACTTCACCGAGGTCATCAACCACTACGCCAGGATCGTCGGCGCGCTGTCGGGTCTCCCTCCGCACTTCCTCGGTTTCACCAGCGACAACCCAGCCAGTGCGGATGCGATCCGCAGTAGCGAGGCGCGGCTGGTCAAGCGTGCCGAGCGCCGTGCCCGCATGTTCGGGGAGGCATGGGAGCAGGCGATGCGGCTGGCGATGCGGATCGTCGGCCGCGACGAGCAGGGCGCCAACCGGCTGGAGACTGTGTGGCGCGATCCGTCCACGCCGACCTATGCGGCGCGCGCCGATGCCGTGACCAAGCTGTTCCAGGCGGGCCTGTTGCCGCAGGAAGCCGCCTGGGAACAACTGGGGTTCTCTCCGGAGTACCGGCGGCACCTGAGGTCCCTCGGTGCCGTGGACCCGGCAGTGCGCTACCTGGAGCTCATCCAAGAGGCCGGGCAACGTCCAACTGAGGTTGCGCCGTGACCCCGCAGGAACGGCAGCGTCAGCGGTCGATGATCGCTCTCGGCTTGCGCGCCGCGCTCCTGCCGCTGTTCCGGACGGCGCTGCGCCCCCGGCCATCGCAAGCCGAGTGGAACGCCGCGGTGCAGGCTGCCTACCCGGCGGTGTACCGGGCGCGGATGGACTACTGGCGTTTGGCCGAGCGAGCGTATCGCGACGAGCGAGACCGCGTGCTGGGATTCGAATCGCCCGTGGAGTTCCCCCGCCGCGACTATCCACCCCAGGCCCTCGACAAGGGCCTGGGCGAGATGGTCCGGCCACGGCTTGACTCCCTCGACGAGGGCGACACCGTGCCCTCCGCGGTGGTCGAGGAGGCCGTCACCGTGGCCGACCGGCACGCCAAGGACGCCGGGAGACAGGCATCGATCGACGCGGCCCGACACGACAGGCGCGCCCTGGGGTACGCGCGGCGGCTCACCGGCGCCTACAACTGCGCGTTCTGCACCATGCTCGCAAGCCGCGGCCCGGTGTACCGATCCGCCGAGGCAGCACTCATCCGCCACGAGGGCCGCGGACGCAACGCGGCGTCTACTGGCGAACCCTTTCACAACAACTGCGACTGCGAGGTCGTGCCCGTCTTCGACCGGAACGACTGGGAGGGCCACGACCACTACCTCGAGCTCTCGCACCTGTGGGACGAGCATGCCAACGGCAGCCTCGCCGGCTGGCGCCGCTACCTCGACCTACACCAACGCGAAACCGGCCGGGAGGCCGCCTAGACCGCCCGCGCCCTGCGGGTAAGCGCCACGTCCGCGCCCAAGGACGGTCATGCCGACGGGCTCACGGAGAAACCCATGTCTGACACCAACAACGTCCCCGCCCACGACCTGGGCGAGGGCGCACCCTCGACCAGCACCCCCACGTTCACGCAGGACGACGTCGACCGCATCGTGTCGGAGCGCCTGGCCCGTGAGCGTGCCAAGTACGCCGACTATGACGACCTGAAGAGCGCGGCCACTGAAGCGGCCAACGTCCAACGCGAATACGAAGAGCTGAGCGGCAAGACCGCACAGGTCGAGCAGCAGCTGCGCGTCGAGCGGGCAGCCCGCCGCTACGGCCTCGACGACGACCTGCTGCCATTCCTCTCCGGCCAGAGCGACGAGGAGGTGGAGGAACGCGCCAAGACCCTGGCCACCAAGCTCACCGCCGCGCCGCCACCGACCCCCATCAGCCCGCGCCCGGATCCCTCCCAGGGGCAGGGCGCCGACCACGCGCTGAACGGTGACCCGCTGCTCGACAGCCTCAAGTCCAAGCTCGGCATCCCCTAACCGGGGTGCCGCCCACACCCTGTAGGAGACGCCCATGGCCATCACGGCCGCCACCACCACCGGCGAGCTCGCCGGATTCCTCACCCGCGAACAGGCTCAGCCCATCTTCGAGCGGGCCGCCCGCATGTCTGTTGCCCAGCGCCTGGCCCGAGAGGTTCCTCTCGGCGGCAACGGCGTATCCATCCCCGTCGTCACCGGCCGTATGGAAGCTGGGTGGGTTGCCGAGGCTGGGCAGAAGCCCGCCAGCTCCGGCGCCCTGGCACTGAAGAACATGGACCCGCAGAAGATCGCCACCATCGCCGTGGTCTCCGCTGAGGTCGTTCGCGCCAACCCCGGTAACTACATGAACCTGATTCGCGAGCAGGTCGCCGAGGCGTTCGCCGTCGCGTTCGACGCTGCCGCGCTGCGCGGGCAGTCGACACCGTTCGGCCCCGGCAACAACCTGGAGGCCACCGCCAAGGCCGTGGAGCTCGGCTCGACCACGCAGGCCGATGGCGGTATCCACGGCGACTTCGTCGCCGGTCTGTCCCTGCTGGTCAACGACGGTAAGCGCCTGACCGGGTTCGCCCTAGACGACCGCGTCGAGCCACTCGTGCTCGGCGCCGTCGACACCACAGGTCGTCCGCTGTACGTGGACCTTCCCACCGAAGACACGTCTCCGGCAGTGGCTCGCCCCGGCCGCCTGCTCGGCCGTACCTCATACATGGGCGAAGGAGTCGGCGCCGCTGCCCCGCCCAGCCCCGACACCGCGTACACCCTGGCCTACGGCGGCGACTGGACGCAGGCCGCCTGGGGCGTGGTCGGAGGCATCAGCTACGACGTGTCCACCGAAGCCACCGTCACCATCAACGGACAGCTCGTGAGCCTGTTCGAGCACAACCTCGTCGCGGTGCGCGCCGAGGCCGAATACGGGTGGCTCGTCAACGACATCGAGGCGTTCGTCAAGTACACCGAGACCACTTCGGCCTAATGCGGTACCGCAACACGCGCACGGGCACCGTCATACACGTCTCTCACACTCAAGCGCGGACGCTCGGTTCCGACTGGGCGACGACCCTTGTCAGCAACCCGCCGGAACCGGCGGAGCCCCAACGCCCGGCCAATGCCGATGCGAAAGCCGCGTGGGTCGCCTACATCGCCGCGACCACCGATCTCACGGAAACCGAGGCGGCCGAACTCACCAAGGCCGGGCTGATCGACCTGGCTCAGTAACGAAGGGGGTGGGTCATGGCGCTCGCGACGGCGGCTGATGTGCAGGCGCGGCTGAACCGGCCGCTCACCGCTGAGGAGGAGCAACTCGCCCAGACACTCCTTGACGACATCGAGAGCCGCATCCGGGCTCGGATCCCCGACCTTGACGAGCGCGTGGCCAAGGATACGAACTTCCGGGCACTGGTCGTGCAGGTCGAGGCGAACGCGGTCCTCCGGGTCCTCCGTAACCCGGAGGGCTACCGGCAGGAGACCGAAGGCAACTACTCCTATTCACTATCGGCAGCGGTGGCCTCAGGCCACCTGTTCGTCATGGATTCGGAGTGGGACCTCCTGGGTGCTTCCCGGGGAGCGTTCACCATCACTCCCCACCTGCAGGCCACCCGGCGCCCGCCCCTGAACGCCTGGGAGTTGGGATGAGCCTGCTCGACCGGGGCGAGGAATTCCTCGACATCTTCCCGGAGGTCACCACCACCGACGATCTGGGCAACGTCATCGTGCGGCCAGCCGACGAGCCCGTGCGCATCCGCGCCTCGGTGCAGCCGGTCACCTCCGACGAGCTATCGGCCGTCGGCCAGGACCTCGCCACCACCTACCGCGTCATCTGCCGGTCCGCACCGCTGGGCGCATGGTCCCGAGTCCGCTGGGTCACCAACGGGGGCACCTGGTGGGACGTGATCGGGCGACCGCGCCGGTACGGCATGTCACGACGCACTGCCCACATCGACGCGCTGATCCGCGAGCGCAAGGACCCGCCCGAGTCGGCCAGAGGGGAGGCGTGATGGCGCAGGTGTTTCGTGGCGTGGAGCGGATCGCCGCTCACCTCGCCGCCGACGCCGCAGAGCACAAGGCCGAGCAGCTCGCTACCCGTGCCCGCATGGTGCTCAGCGCGCACCGGCACACCGGCCGCGCGCAGATCACCGTGACCACCGGCGCGCGGAGCGACGCATTCGTCAATCTCAACGATCCCGGCGGCAACGCGCTCGCGATCGAGTTCGGACGCACCGCCACCAGCAGCCGTGGCCCCTCACAGGGCGTATACGCGCTCCATCGTGCGATCGGGCAACGGGGTGGGTAGGCGCCTGCCGCGGGTCAACGCACTGCTGCTCGCCGTCCTGCGCTCGGCGCTCGCCCCCAGGGTTGCTGTTGGCACCCGCATCCCCGGCAGGATGCGCTACCCGTTCGTGCTGGCCCGGCGCGTCGGCGGTGCGGCCCCAGACCCGCGACTGTTCTACGACGTCGCCCTGGTCGACGTGCAGGTGTGGGCGACGTCCGACGCCGAGGCCGAAGACATCGCCCAGCAGTCCCGTGGCGCACTCGCCGACGCGGCACGGCCGCCGCAGTGGGCCTTTCCTGGCCTCGGCCATATCCAGCACTTCAGCGAGGAAGCCGCACCCGTCGACATCCCATCCGACGCCGAAGACCACGGCATTTACCGCTACCAGGCCACCTACACACTGACGGTCCGTCCGCCCCGAGCGGCATGACCGCCCCTACGTCTTGCCGAAGGAGGCTTACCCATGGCGCTTGACGACGGCGCAGTGGTGATCCCTGGCGAGGGCCACCTATACCTCGACCTGGCAGGCACCGCGACCCGCCCCACCGACCCCTACAACCCCGGCCCGGACCTGGTCGAAATCGGCCACACCTCCCGTGAGTCGCCGCTGACGATCGCCCAGGACGGCGGGGAGAGGACGACTCACGGGAGCTGGCAGAACAGCGCTCTCCGCGAATCCATCTCGCCTGTGACGCACATGTTCCAGTTCGCCCTCCTGCAGTGGGATGCGCTCGCCTATCAGCTCTATTACGGCGCCGGTGGTACGACCGACGGCGATTATTACGGCGTGGCCAAGGGCACCCCGCAGCCAACCGAGGGCGCCATGTACATCCGAGTCGATGACGGTCCGCAGTTCGCGGACTTCTGGATCCCGCGCGTGTCGATCCTGCGCGCCGACAATGTCGAGCTTGACCCAGAAGCCCTCACGGGTTTCCCGGTGCAGGCCACCGTTCTGGGTGTCTCTGAACTCGCCGACTTGTTCCAGGTCGGTGCCAAACGGACCTACACGCCCCCCGCCCCCTGACCCGCCCGGCACCGGTCACCGCTGACCATGCCCGTCTGCCGGATGCGCCTTGGGCGATCCGCGCCACCCATTGGAGCCCCACATGCCCGGAATCGACCTCTCCCATCTTGAGACCCCGGTCCTCGAACCGTTTGTCGTCACCCTGCCGCAGCCTGCGGGCGAGATCCGGCTGCGCCCCATCACGGCACTGCCAGCCGAGGGCCACGCCGCGCTTCTGCGCATCACCGCCGCCCTGGCCGACCTCGACCAAGACGACCAGCGTTCGGTCATGGCGGCGATGGCTGACGCTCTGCCCGACCTGGACGCGCTGCTACGGGCCGCGTGCCCCTCGAAGACAGTGGCGAACCAGCTGATGACGGTCCTCAACGCGCACCTCGAAGAGAAGATCCGCGTTGCGCTGGGCTACATCGGCCAGGACCAGGCGGGGGAAGCCTCGCCCTCCGCGAGCTGATCACCCGGCACGGGGCGGCCATGTATGCGGACCTGCTCCGCTACTACCGGGTCGACCTGGCCGAGGTGGTGGGCGGGCGTGGGCCATCACCCGTGCTCACCCTCGCTCTCGTGGAGGGCCTACCTAACGACAGCGCGTTCCACGCCTCATGTGCGGCCGAGGAGACGCGCAGCGAGCTCGCCGAGTGGAGGGCCTGGCAATCGCGGCTGCAGGCCAACCTGCTCGCCGCCGAGCTGATCGACTTCCAACGCGAGAACACCCGGGCACAGGTCGGCAAGCGGTACCGGTTCACGCCCCATCGGCGACCTGGCGCAAAGAAACGGCCACGCGTGCTCACCGTCGCGGAGATCAACGGGATGAGTGGCCCAACGACCTGACGGCGTGAGGGGGTGACCCCTCATGGCCGGTCCTGGCGGACGCACGGTCGGGCGCGTCAACATCCGCGTCGCGCCCGACACCAGCCGATTCAAGGCCGACCTGAGCAAGGCGCTCACCCGGCTCGAGCGCACGCTCACCGTCAACATCCCGACGAAGCTGGACGCAGGCCGCATCACCGCAGACGCCATCCGGATCAAGCGCGATCTGCAGCGGCAGCTCGACGGTGTCGCCATCGGCCTCGACGTCAACGCGACTCGGGCCGCCGCCGACCTCGCACGCGTGGCGCGCGACCGCACCGCCGAGATCACGGTCGATGTCGACAGGTCGGCACTGTCGCGTGCACGTTCAGCACTGGGAGCGGTCGGGCGCGGCGTCGCAGGGGCCGGTGGGCGTGCGGTCGGGCTGTCGGCGTTGGTGGGCGTCATCTCCAGCCTCGGCGCGTCTGCGGCGGTCGCGGCCGGACAAGTCGTCCAGCTCGGTGCCGCGCTCGCCCCAATCACCGGGATCACGGCCGCGCTCCCTGCTGCTGTCGCTGCGGCAGGCGCGGCCCTGGGCACGCTGCAGGTGGCCACACTCGGTGTAGGCGATGCCTTCGCCGCTCTCGCGTCCGGTGACACCGAGAAGTTCACCGAAGCGCTCGAAGACCTGAGCCCCGCCGCCAGGTCGGTGCTGCGTGAGGTCGAGGCGCTGTCCCCGGCCTTGGGTGACCTGCAGCAGCAGGCACAGGAAGCGCTCTTCGCCCCGCTGGCCGGAGACCTCACAAAGCTGGGGGAGCGGCTGCTGCCGACCCTGTCGGCAGGCATGGCGGATGTCGCCGACGCCATGGGAACGGCGGCGTCCAGCGTGCTGGAGTTCGCCGGATCCGCCCAATCCCTGGACTTCCTCGACGAGCTGTTCGACTCCACCGCCACGGCGATCCGCAACGCTGACTCGGCTCTGCCGGACTTCTTGTCCGGACTGACCGCGCTCGGCAGCGCCGGACTGCCCTATATCGAGGGCCTGGGCACCGCGATCGACAACGCCGCCGCCCGGTTCCGTGCCTGGGCAAACGACGCCGCGGAGTCCGGGCGCGCCGTCGAGTGGATCGACGGCGCCATCGAAGTATTCGGCCAGCTCGGCGACATCGCCGGGAACGTCGGCAGCATCCTCGGGTCCGTGTTCGGCGCGGCCGGGGACGGTGGGCTGCTCACCATCATCGAGCAGGCCACCAGCGCGATGGCGCGCTTCCTCGAATCAGCTGAGGGAACACAGGCTCTCTCCGGGATCTTCCAAGGCCTGTCCGACCTCGGCGCCGCCCTCTCGCCGGTCCTGCAGGCGCTGCTGTCGGGGATCGGTGCCCTGGCTCCGGCCGTCGGCAATATAGCGACCGCGTTCGGCCCGGTCCTCACCTCGGCGATCAACGGCCTCGTGCCCGCCCTGTCGGCCCTCGAGCCGGGGATCACCGCCGTGATCGGCGCCCTAGGCGAGGGCATCGACGCGCTGGTCTCCTCCGGTGCCCTCGAGCAGCTCGGAACGGCGCTGGCCGACATCCTCATCGCCGTCGCCCCGCTGCTGCCTGTGGTCGGCGAGCTCGCCGCGCTGCTGGTCGGAGTGCTCGCCGAAGCGTTAACGGCGATCGCGCCGGGGTTGGCCCTGATCACGGCCGAGCTCGCTGAATCCCTGGCGCCGGTGCTGCCAGAGCTCGCAGCCGCATTCAACGAGCTCATCCAGGCAGCGGCACCGCTGGTCCCCGACATCATCGAGGCGCTACTGCCCCTGCTACCGCTCCTACCTGACCTGCTGGTCATGATCGCCGCACAAACGGCGGCCTGGGCACAGGTCATCCGGGACCTGCAGCCCGCCCTGTCGGAGCTCATCAAGGGCGCCGGAACGCTGGTCGGAGCCGTCGCCACCGTCATTTCCTGGGTGCTCGACGCGGCCACGTCCTTCTACCAGTGGATGGCCTCGGCCAAGGAGACCGGACAGCGCGTCGGCCAGGCCGCGCGCTCCCTGCGTGACCGGACGGTCGGCGCGCTCGCGAACTTGAGAGACCGGGCCACCGCAATCGTTACCCGTTTCCGCGACCGGCTGGTGGGCGCGTTCCGCTCGGCGCGCGACCGCGCCGTGGGAGCGGCGAACGGGTTGCGCCGAGGGGTCACCAGCGCGATCTCCTCGGCGGTCGATACCGTGCGGTCACTGCCAAGTCGGGTCCGCGCCTACTTCGGTGGCGCCCGGTCGTGGCTGAAGAACGCCGGGCTCAAGATCGTCCACGGGCTGATGGACGGCATCAATGACGCCGTCTCAGCGCTGTGGGATCAGATGAGCGACATCGCCCAAGGGGTGCGGGAGTACTGGCCGTTCAGCCCCGCCAAGCGCGGCCCACTGCGCACGCATCCGATGGACCGGGCGGGCCGCACCATCGCGTCGATGCTGGCCGACGGCATGCGCCAGGGGGAGGCGCTCGTGACCCGCGCTTCCTCCCAGCTCGCCGCCGTGGCCATACCGGACCTCGCCCCTGAGGCCGCGGCGGGCACACGCGGTACCCCTGCGGCCGAGGCCGCGTCCCTGCGCCCCCTCGTCGCGGCGGTGGAAGCACTCGCCGGACGCGACGTCGTCCTGACCGTCGACGGCCAAGAGATCGCACGCGCCACCCAGCGCGGTGCCCGGCAGCTCGCCAGGAGGTGACCGGTGTACATCCAGCTCACCAACCCGGACCTGAGCCAGGGATGGGACGGGGAGTCCACACCACTGCAATCCCTCGGGGGCTACATCTCCAGTACACAGGTGCCCTCGTCACTGCTGGAGGCCACCTTCGTCCCGGCGGCCGACTACCGGTGCATCGCCATCAGCACCGACGGCCCGTCGGGGCGCGCCAGCAACATCACCCTGACCCTGACCGGGACGGGATTGGCGTGGGCGCTGGACCCCACCCCATCTAGCGTGTGGAACTCCGCCGAACCGCAGGCACTGACGGTTCCGTCGCCTATGACCGACCCTGGCGACCTGCCTTGGTCCGCCGACCCGATCCACATCGACGCCACCGACGCCGACGCCCAGGCGCTATGGATCCGCCGGTCCCCAACCGGCAGCGCAGGCGACAAGACCGGCGAACTTCTCGCCACCTGGACCGACGACGACGGCGACCAGTCGACCCGCATCACCCTCGCCTGGACGGAACCCGAGCCTCCACCTCCACCGTTGCCGCCCGCTTCCGGTGCGCCTGTGGATGACCTGTGGATAGGGCCTCTGGGCGCCCTCCTCCGCATCCACGACGCCCCCGTGACGTGGCAACGCACTCGTGACCTCGGTGCCGCTGAGTTCGAGTCGCTGGAGGGGCGCCTCACCACATCGCGCTCCCGCTGGGCGCCGCGCCGCACCTCCTGGTCGTGGGATCGCCTGGAACCAGACGCCGCCGACGTCGTGGCGGAGGTCGCGCTGAACGCCCACTACACCGACACCACGGTAGAAGTGATCGACCCGGCGGCCCGTAATCTTCTGACGACCGAGCAGTCACGCGGACGCCTTATGGCCGCGGCAAACAGCACCGAGGCCGCCGGTGACCTGTACACCGTCGAAGGTGCGGGCACCGTGGCCATCGGCCTGATCGACTCCTCCCGCTACGCCTGCGTCCGCGACGGCGCAACCGGCGACGAGGTGATCTGGCTCCACTCCTACCACGGCTCGGCAGGCTGGCCCTTGGTCCCAGGGATGCCCGTGTACCTGGCGCTCGGCGACCTCGGTACCGCCTCCATCCACGCGATCGCGCGGCCCCGGCTGGCCTTCCTGGACCGCTCCGGCACCCTCGTCGGCCACGCCGAAGCCGCTGCGGGCGCCGAGTCGGTCTCAGCGGACGCCCCGGCCGGAGCGGTCACCGTCTCGCCCCGCGCCGTTCTGGACGACGCGTTCACCGGGCTGCGCCTGATCGGTCCCGCCGCGCTCACCTACGCCCCGCCGCCTCCTGACATCGCGCTCGGGGACGGCTGCCCCACCTATGCCATCACGGCCTACACCGACGCGCCCGCGCTGCCCTACCGCAGCGTCTCCCTGGAACTGGTGGAGGTGAGATCACATGCGCCCCGGTAGCGCTGCACTCGTCGAGGCCCTGCAGGCGGGAGAGCGCCACTACGCTATCGCCGCCCACCTCGGCGGACGGGACATCTCCGAGGAGGTCGCCGAGTGGGAGGTGGACCGCTCCTATGACACCGGGCTTCCCGCACAGGTCGCCTTTACGACAGGCGCCGTCGCCGCCCAGGCCAAGCTCACGCTCGTCGGCGATGGCACCCAGACGGCGGCCCAGAGGTACTCGCCCTGGTCGCCGCGCGCGACCGCTGACATCACCCGCCCCGGCCAGTCCGCCGTCATCTCCTGGGGGCTCACCGAGGGGCAGGACCAGGTCTTCCGTGGTCGGGTTCGCCGGATCACTGCGGACGCGCGCGGCGGCTCGGCCTCCCTCACCGCGTTGGACGGCGCCGAGCTGCTGCGCGGGCCGGCGTGGCTCCCGCCCGTCATGGACACCACCCTGATCGGTGTTTCCACCGCCTGGTGCATCGACCACGCGCTGCGGATGAACGGCATCCACAACAGCCCCCCGCAACGACCGGGGTCGATCTTCTTCGCCTCGATGAACACCGGCGTTGACGCCAACATCGGCATGAGGATCTCCCGCTCTGGCATCTCCGGGTTCAACCGGCGGCTTTCCCCATGGACCGCCGGTCCCCACTCGACCAGCGCGAACGGGTACACCATCACCTGGGCGCCGCAGCGCCGCGTCATCACCCAGCAGGGCACACTCCTGGTGGACTGGTGGGTCCTCGTCGGCACCGACACCGAAGCCAGCAGCGTCATACTTGACTTCCGCGCAGGCGAATCCGGCACTCCCACCACCATCGAATGCGTCTTCGACCCCACCGTGTGGACCCTGCGTGGACAGGTCAACGGCGGCTCGTCGGCCTGGAGCATCCCCGCTGAATACCATGCGCATGGTCGTCACAAAGTGACCTTCGAAATCTCCTTCGCCACACTTAGCGACGGCGTGAAGGTACGGGCGTGGCTCACGGGGCCGACCCGCCAATTCGCCACCCCCACGACCTACACCGGGGATACCCCCGTATTCGGGTGGCTGCACACCATCACCGCCAGCAGCCGAACTCCGATGGAGTGCGTTGACGTCGCCCGCCTCGTCGGCACCGAGGACATCACCACCACCTGGGCCAAGACCGCTGACATCCTGCCCGACGCGTCGGTTCACGACTACCGCCTGCGCGCCGCGCCCAACGTCTCTGGCACCTGGTGGGACATGCTGAAGGACATCGCCGACGCCCAGCTGCTGTACATGGGCTTCGACGAGGACGGCGTCTTCCGCATCCATGCCCGCGACTACATGAGCCCTGACACCCAGGCGCGTCCCGATCTCACTATCACCGCGGCCCGGGACCTCGCCCAGATCATCACGTCCGAAGAGATAGACGGCATCGCCAACATTGTGGAGGTCGCTCCAACCGCCTACGAGTTCCAGAGCCTCAGCGCCGAGGACTTCTACACCGACGACACCGTCCGTGAAATCCCCCCACGCGGCACACTCCGCGTCAGCCTCGACACGACCGGCCGGGGGTGGATGACGCCGTGCCCCATGCCCTTCAGCACCTCTGGCAGCGGCACCCCTGACGCATCGCGGGTCAAGTTCCTGACGAAGGAGGGGAAGTTGGCGCCGGTGGAAGTCGAACTCGTCCACTCCGACGAGACACTCACGGCGGTCTTCCATAACCGGGGCGTTAACCCGGCCTACACCCAGACCGCCAGTAACGGAGGAGACCCTTCACTCGTCCTGGCCCGCCATCCCATCACCACGCGCACCGGTGCCCCTGCCGTACTGACCGATTCGGGCAGCATCGACCGCTACGGGCAGCAAGCTCTACAGCTCGCTTCTCCCTGGGTCCAGTTCTTCGCCCACGCGTCCACTATCGGCCAACAAGTCCTCAGGTGGACGGCGCAGCCGATTCCGTTGACCGGCTCCGTCGAGGTGCTTCCCGACCCGCGGATCCAGCTCGGCGACGTCGTTCGCCTCACGGATTCGACGGGCAGCAGTGTCGATGGCCTGTTCCGTGTGCTTGGCATCCGCGTCACCGGCCGCGGCCCCGAGGTGCGCATGACGCTCGACGTTCGGCCGATGTATCGGCCATCACCCCCGGCCGATGCGGGGCTGACTTTGGAGCCCATCGCCGACCCCGCCGCCACACCCATCTACCCCGGATAGGAGAAGGGTCCCGATGACCAAGCTCCACCTCCAGCTACCGCGGCCGGTGCCCCTCACCCAGAACCTTGAGATCCAGCCTCCCGGCGAGCCGGACATCAAGACTGACAGCGTCACAGCGCCCGTGGCCCCTAGTCCGGTGCCCGATGGTCCGCCGGACGGATACGTGGAGCCGCCGCGTGACCGATGAAAAGCCTTACGCCGTGATCACCGTGGCCGATGTCTATGGCGAAGTGCGATCTATGGCTGGGCAACTCACCACGATCTCCACGCAGCTCGCCGCGATGGAGAAGCGAGTGGCCGACCTAGAACGCCGCGCGGATGCCGTCGATAAGTGGCGCCACGCCCTGCCCGTCTCCACAGTGTCCGCGCTGATTGCCGCCGTCGCCGCAGTGCTCGCCGCCGTTCTCGGCTGACCGCCCCACAAACCCCGAACCATTCCCGCCCCGGCTCGTGTGCCGGGGTTTTCGCGTATCAGGAGGAATCTCAATTGGTCGACATCATCAGCCGCGCTTCGTGGGGAGCCCGCTCCCCCCGCAACCGGGTGACGACCACGTGGAACCGACGGACTGAGTTCTTTGTGCACTATGCCGACGGCCCCACGACTCAGACCCCCCGCGACATCCAGCGCTACCACATGGGCAAACAGGGGTGGGCCGACATCGGCTACAACTTCCTCGTCGACGCCCAGGGCCACGCCTACGAGGGGCGAGGATGGCTGACGGTGGGCGCCCACGCTGTGGGACACAACACGAGCGGGATCGGCGTGTGTTTCATCGGCTACGACGGCGACGCTACCGCCGCCGCGAGGCGCACCATCCGGGCGCTGTACGACGAGGCCAACCGGCGCGCGGGGCGCACGCTGGCCATGCGCGGTCACCGAGACGTCAACAGCACCGATTGCCCCGGCGATCAGCTCTACCGGTGGGTGCGCGCCGGGATGCCGGTCAACGGATCCGGCGGTTCAACCCCGCCACCGACCAGCGAAACCACGGCACCGCGGTTCCCATTGCGGTCCGGCTGGTATTTCGGCCCCCGCTCCGGCCCGAACGCCTCGGTCTCCGGCTACTACAGCCACCGGAGCGACCTACGCACCTGGCAGCGACGCATGCGCGACCGGGGATGGAGCCTCGCGGCCGACGGCCTGTACGGGCCGCGTACCCGATCCGTCGCGCTCGCGTTCCAGCGCGAGAAGCACCTTGCCATCGACGGCTTGATTGGCCCCGAGACATGGCGCGCCGCATGGACCTCGCCCATCACATGACGGGCCACCACCGCCCACGGCGCCCGCTGCTGGTCGTGTTCGCCGCGGGACTCGCCGTCGGCGTCGCCGTTACCTGCCTGGTGTGGCAGACCTCCGACGCCCTCGTCTACTGCACCGGCGCGGCCGAGCCAGTGCTCCCCCTGAATATCAAGTGAAAGGAATCCCTTCATGTCCCGTGTCGATGCCAAGGTCGCCCGTCCGACGCTCGCTGGAGCGCTCGCAACCGTGCTCGTATTCGCCGCCGGTCTGGCCGGTGTCGAGGTGCCCGCCGAGGTCGCCGCTTCCGCTGTCGTCGTCCTAGGCGCGGTCGTGGGCTACTTCTCTCCGCACACCCCACGTCCCGAACTCAACGAGTCCTGA